TTTGGATGTTGAATCATTTCGGAATCAAAATCTCAGAAGTTGAATACATAGGTATCAAACTTACTGATGGATTATATGATGAAGCTAATAAAGAATATTATATCTCATATAATAAAGATAACGCACTAAAGACTGGATTACCATTTGTAATGCACCAAGCTGATATTATGGCGGCTAGATTCGAAAACGAAAGATGGATGAAGATGAAGCAAGGTGAAGTTACTACAAAGAATGTAGGTGGTAGACCAGCTAAGAAACAAAAATTAGAAAACGTAAAAATGCCAGAGAAGATTGATTTTAAATCTATATTTGGTGAAGTAGAAGAGGCTTAATATGGAAATAATACAACACATAGTTTTACCGTTGGTAATAATATTTATCTTACTTTATATAGTATGGAACTTACTCCGTAAAGTTGAAAAGTTAGAAGATAGTATTGAAGAGCAGGATGAAGTGTTGGATTCTGTAGAGACCTCTGTAAAAAGAGCATTAGCTAGAATGAAAGAAGTAGATAGAATTGGTTCTTTTGAAGCTGATGATGAAAGTGGTTTTGTGTTTAAAGAAATACAAACCGCATTAGATAAGTTAAACAATGAAATAAATCCGAATGCCTAAAAAAAGAAGAAAAAGGAGTAAAAGATATTTTACCAAAATCACCGAAATCGCAATCAACGCATATAATGGTTGTGATGATAACCAGCTAAAGAACAAAATCTATAATAGATTCATTCATTATCCATTTGATAAGTTAGCAGAGAATGTAATCCACACTTATAAAACATATTACTTTGATGTACCATATGAAGATGTGAAAGCAAGTGTAGTTGCATTTTTGAATGAAAAGATTCATAAGTTCAATGGTGAGAATGGTAGAGCATTTTCCTATTTCACAGTAGTAGCAAGAAATTATTTATTCAATGAGAATAACGCAAACTACGCTAGGATGAAATCAAAAACTGAAGTAAAGTATATTGATAGTTCTCGTAATATAGTAAATGAGATTGTAGACCAAAACAACAAAGAAGCAAAATCAGATTTTATTGACCACTATACAAAATACATAGATTTCCATTTGTATGAAATATTTTTAAAAGATAGAGATAGAGCAATAGCTGATTCAATAAATGAATTATTTAAGAACAGATATGATTTATATTCGTACAATAAGAAGGCACTCTACATACTTATTAGGGAGAGAACGGGTGTACATACTCAGTATATAACAAAAGTAGTTGGTAAACTAAAAGGTATTTATGTAGAGTTATATACCGAATATAATCAAAAAGGCTCATTATCTCTAAGATATAAATTAAAGGATAGTAATGGATAAGGATACTGAATTATTTAAAGGAAAAACATTTGCAGATATTATGTCTGATGTTTATAACAATTCTAAAAAGAAGGATAGGCAACTAAAACTTCTTATCGCACAATTAGAACCATTAGTAAAGAATCTACAAGATGCGACTGTGATTGTTCCTTTGATTAAAGAGTATATGGAAGTATCAATTAAGAACGATGAGCAGATTGTAAAGTTAGCAGCAATTGTTCAACGAATGTTGAAAGATGTTAACTCATCTGATGAAGGTGGATTATCTTTATCCGAAGATGAGAAGAAACAACTTTTGGAAAACGCAAAAGAAATCGATGATAAGATTGATGCCCTAAGTAATACAGAAGAGGGAGAAGATTAATGGCTCGCCAAGGTAAGATAACAGTAGCTACTGTTAAAAGAATAAATCTTAAAGATACTGATGTAAATGAATTATACGCTATTCAAGCATATAGTCAAACTACAGTTAACCAACAAATAAAAGCATATCCAATGGATATGTCTATGAGAAGGATTCCATTGATTGGTGAAACTGTTATTATAATGCAGGGTGCATCTGGCGAATCTTCACCCGATAAACGAAATTCTAATACAACATATTATTACCTCAACCCAGTATCAATACAAAAAAATCCTCACAATAACGCATTACCAACTTCCAAAACATTACTATCAGCAGCAGGGGCAGTAGCAGGATACGCAGCAGCTGCCGCTGGTATTCCAGGTGTAAGTGGTGGTGGTGGAGATTCTGAATTAGGAGCAGGGTTTTCAGAAAGAACTGATATAGGTTCAATTCAACCATTCATTGGTGATGTTCTTTTAGAAGGTAGATTTGGACATTCAATGAGATTTGGATATACTCCTAAAGGAAGTAAAACAACTGAGAAACCATCGTGGAGTTCATCTACAGATAACGACCCAATTACAATTATATCTAATGGTAGAAAGAGTGGTGGTTCTTACAATAAATTTATTATAGAAGATGTTAATGATGACCTTTCATCTATATGGTTAGGTTCATCACAAAAAATAAAACTAACACCAGCTCAAAAAGGAATTGGACCTGCAGATAAACCATCATCGTACAACAAACCTCAAATCATATTAAATTCGGATAGGGTATTTTTAAATGCTAGAAAAGAAAATATTATTATAGCTGCAAAGAAAGATATCATAAACGCAACACCCGGTTGGCAGATGGAAATGGATAAACTATTCACATTAATAGAACAGTTAGCTAGTGAGTTAACAGATTTAACATCAGCTAAAGCAACATATGCGACTGGTGTTGGACCGACTGGACCTGCTACTAATGCTAGTAAGGTTTCTAAGATATTGAGTGATATACAAAAAATGAAACAATAATATTATGCCCGCACTTTGGCCCACATTCATACCAGCAGTAGGTAACTATCTTAATTCTACATCATCAAAAAAAACTCACGATGAAATTGCAGAGAAGATAGCATCGGAGTATCATAAAGCAGTAAAAACTGCCAATACACTTGTTCATCCGGGTAATATGCCATTAGTATTAGGTTATATGCCAAGCCCATCCGCTCCGAAACCATACACTCCAATTAAAAATGCTATCAAAAAAACTTTAGATGATATAAAAAAATCTGAAGGTAGACCTAAACTAAATCATTTTTCAGATTGGGCCCAAACAACATCAACCTATTGGTTGCAAACTAAAATGTCCCCAACACCATTTCACCCAATTAATATTGGATTATCAACTGGAACGGTGGGAATACCTGCACCGATAACACATATCATAAACAATGGTGGAGTAGTGCCAGGACTTAAAGCGGGGTTGTTAAAAGCATTTACACATGCACCACAAAAGATACCATATGGTATTCCATTTGCTACTAAATTAGTAAATGCATTTACAATTCATTTAACAACAATTGGTGGTTTACATACAGAATTAGTAACACCTGGAACACCAATAACACCACTTCCACCATTCCCATCGCCACAACCTTGGGTTGGACTAGTATAAAAAGAAAGTTTTTAATATTTATATATAAAGCAGAAATTATGAAGGCAAAAGATTTAGCACAATTATTAGAAGTAATCGTAAGAAAGGTAGTTCGTGAAGAACTAAAACCTATGCTTAAAGAGATAAAGAATTCTCAGAAACCGATTATAAAAGAAATCAAATCTAAAAAGGTTGAAGTAGACCCATTGGAAATTGATATGGGTAAGATTTTAGCAATAGAAGAAAATAAAAAAACATCTAAACCAAAATCATTTGTTAAGAATGAAATGTTAAATGAAATGTTAAATGATGTAGCTCAAAGTGGTGAGTGGAGAAACTTAGATGCAAATCCATATACATCCAATCAAGCGCAAGGATTTGTGCAGGGTGGTTCTATGGTAACAGCACCAACGCAAGATATCGATGGTAGACCTGTTGATACATCTAATCCTGAAGTGGCTAATGTGGTGGGTGCTATAACAAAAGATTATTCTCAATTGATGAAAGCGATTGATAAGAAAAAGGGAAGATAGTTAAATGGCTAAAGAAAGAAAAACGTTTTTCTATAATCCAATAGATTTTGAAAAAGATGTAGCAGTTGGTGTCAAATTACCATTCGGTAAACCCAACGGATTATTTGCTCAAAGTTATACAACAGAAGAGCAAGCAACATCTAATCTAAAGAATCTATTATTGACCAGAAAAGGTGAAAGACCATTTCAACCTGAATTCGGGTCGGATGTGTATTCTTTGCTTTTTGAAAATATAGATTTAGACTTGAACGAAAGAATTTCAGATACTCTTTCAGAAGATATCAAATTTTGGTTACCTTATATAGTTATTGACAATATAGATGTTCAAACAGAACCTGATAGAAATTTTGTAAAAATTGAATTAAGGTTTAGAGTTACAGAGCAGGGTGCGAACCAACAAATAATAGTGTTTTATGATTCAGCTGGAAGTACAATAGAATAGGTTTAAGATATGGCAAACAAAAAGAAATCAGATTTAGTACAAAAGGATGTATCGTTAATCGGTAGAGATTTTGGTGAATTTAGAAAAAACTTAGTTGAGTTTTCTAAAAATTATTTCCCAAATACATTTAACGATTTTAACGAATCATCTCCTGGTATGATGTTTATGGAAATGGCATCATATGTAGGTGATGTATTATCATTTTATACAGATACACAATTAAGAGAATCTCTATTAAGTACAGCAGAAGAGAATGTAAACTTATTTAATATTGTAAACTCATTAGGATACAAACCAAAAAACATTATACCAGCATCTGTAACAATGGATGTATTTCAATTAGTACCAGCAACTGGTGTTGGTGATGATGTAAAACCTGATTTTGATTATGCTATGGTTTTAAGTGAAGGTATGATAATAGGTTCTACTGATTTTTCTGATGTAGAATTTACAACAATATCATCAATTGATTTTTCATTCTCATCATCATTTAGTCCAACTGAAGTATCAGTTTATCAGATTGATGAAAGTACAAATCTACCTGTTTACTACTTACTAAAGAAGCAGGTTAAAGCTACAAGTGGTAAAGAAAAGACACAAGACTTTACATTCACCGCACCAAAGATTTATGATAAAATTAAAATTGAAGAAGATAACTTAATTAGAGTAAAAAGTATAAAAGATTCTGATGGTGATACTTGGACAAGAGTTCCTTATTTAGCACAAGATACTGTATTTGAACAAATAGATAATAACGAAGATAACTCAACATACTTACATCAGTATAGTGGTGATACTCCTTACCTATTAGAATTAAATAGAGTTCCTAAACGATATGTAACTAAGTTTGAAGATGATGGAGTTTTACAAATTTGTTTTGGAGCAGGTATATCTTCAAATGCAGATGAAGAAATAATTCCTAATCCTGATAATGTTGGTTCTGGTCTTTATACAGAACACCAAAACTTAGATTCATCATTAGACCCATCTAACTTCTTATATACAAAAACATATGGGGTAGCACCACAAAATACAACTTTGACTGTTACCTACTTAGTTGGTAATGGTATTATAGATAATGTTCCTGCTAATGATTTGGTTGATGTAATATCAAGCAATACTGAATTTAAAAACGAAATAAATCTAAATAGAAATGTAGTATCGTTTTGTAGACAATCATTAGCTTGTTCAAATCAATCAGCTGCCGTTGGTGGTAAGACTACAGAATCGCAAGAAGAAATTAGACAGAATGCTATGGCATTCTTTGCTGCACAAAATAGAACTGTAACTAGAGAAGATTATGTAATGAGATGTTACTCTCTTCCACCACAATTCGGGTCAGTAGCAAAAGCATATTTAGTTCAAGATTATCAATTAGAACAATCTAAGCAAGATGGGCAGTATATCAATACTGAGATTCCAAATCCATTAGCATTAAATTTATATACTTGTGGGTATGATAACACAAAGAATCTAACACATCTCAATGCTGCAACTAAATACAATTTAAAAAATTACATTTCTTATCATAGAATACTAACAGATGCAGTAAACATAAAAAATGCACATATAGTAAACATAGGATGTACCTTTGAAATCATAGTTATGCCAGAATTTAACTCTAATGAGGTGTTATTAAGAGTTATTGATAGATTAAAGGATTATTTTGATATTGATAATTGGAGAATTAATGAACCAATTAATTTATCGAAAATTTATGTTGAAATTGATAAGGTAGATGGTGTACAAACTGTAGTAAGACCTGATAGAGATGGAAAAGGTGGATTACAGATAGTAAACAAATTTAACGGAAACTATTCATCAAACAAATATAGTATATTAAATGCGACTAAGGGTGGTATTATATATCCACCTAAAGACCCATCTATATTTGAAGTGAAGTTTCCTAATCAAGATATTAGAGGACAGGTTGTAACACAACAATTCTAAACGAGGATATAGTATGATTTATAGAATATACGGACAAAAAGATACTACAATTTATGAGTTAAATACTCGTAAAGCTCAAAACACAGGTTTAGATGAAGTGTTGGAAGTTACCAAGTTCTTCGATGAAGATTCAAATACTGTATTGACTGGTAACAGTAGAATACTTACACAATTTGATTTAGCAGATATATCACAATCAATTGTGGCAGGTGATATACCAACTTCTTCTAAGTATCAACTAAACTTAACATCAATTGATTCTAGTGAAGTACAATCTGAATATACATTAGAAGTATATCCCGTTTCACAGAGTTGGTCTGAAGGCATGGGTCAGTATAACAATTCTCCGAATATCACAAATGGTTGTAGTTGGGAAAGAAGAAATACAGATAATTTATGGGGTGTAGGTTCTGTAGCTATACTTAATGGTAAAGATGTTGAAACAACTCCAAAGAGTGGTGTTGTATTATACGAATCATTTGCAGATGGAAGTGGTTCGGCATTTCTAACAGAATCTATTAATGACTTTAATGGTAACGCACCATTCACATCCCTTGTTAACGAACAATTAGTTATATCAGCATCAAACTTTGCTGGAACTACGTTAGTGTTCCCAGCATATCTACAAACTGGGATTACATATGGTGTTCAATTTCAAATAGACCCTAACTCATTTGATGATGTTACATTTAGAATTAAAGACCCTAATGGGGTTTTAAAGAATCAAGGTGATTACGAAGGTATGGTAGGTGCTATAACAGCATCATCTACTCAATCATTTGATTTGGGTGCTACAGTAACTGGGGAGCATGAATTAAGATTTACATTCTTTGATGGGAGTGGTGATGGTACTTCAACAACAGGTACATTTGATGAAGTATATGTTTATCAAAAAGAAGGTAACCTAATAGTATGGGAAACCTTTACTCAAAATGAAGGTAACTTCAAATTAAGAAATAGAGTAAATGATTCTTTAACTAATAGTGTTAGAATGTTCGCATCCGAATCTAAATTAAATTTATACGCTGATGATGGCGGAGCAGATGCACAATACTCAGTAAATCTGCAAGCCGGATTACAATACTCAGTATCAGCATCAATTACACCAGGTAATTTTGATAAGATAGATTTCTTAATATATGATAATAATGGATTACCATTAAGAACAGGTATAACAAACCTTACATCATCATATACTGCTAACGCAACACAATCAATATCATTTACACCAGCAGTAAATGGTGATTATATATTCGCATATACATACTATAATACATCAAGCTCACCAAAAAGTGGTTCTATAGATGATTTTAAAATAGAGTATTCAGGTTCATTGGATTCGCCAGAGATAAGTGAAGCCGGTTTCATTAAAAATTCAGGTGGAGCAACTTGGTACACATCATCACTACATGGTGATAAATATTCTCAATCATTTACAAAATCAACATCAGACTTAAATGTAGATGTTACTGCATATGTACAAGATATGTTAGGTGGGAGTAGACCTAATGATGGATTCCTTATTAAAAGACCTGTTTTAGAAGAAAGTGGTTCTACTAAATATGGTTCATCAAAGTTCTTCTCAAATGATACTCATACGATATATGTTCCTACATTAGAAGCTAAGTGGGATGATTCATCATTCGCAACAGGTTCACTTACAGAACTAACGGCTGATGATATTACATTATATATGAAGAATCTCAAAACCGAATATAAAGAATTATCAAGAGCTAAATTGAGAGTTGTTGGTAGAGAAACATATCCTCAAAGAAGTTTTACGAACTCAGCACCATATAACCAAATTAAATATCTACCCACAACTACTTATTACCAGGTTAGAGATGTAGAAACAAATTTAGTGTTGATTCCATTCGATACAACTTATACAAAGGTTAGTTGTGATTCAAATGGAAACTTCTTTGATTTTAGATTTAATACATTACAACCTGAAAGATTTTATCAATTCGAATTTAGAGTTGACCGAACTGGTAATCAACAATATTTCGATGGGTTTATATTTAAAGTGGTTAGATAATGGCAGCAGATAATTCACCAAGTAATAGCGCAAATCAGTTGAACATAACAGTTCAAAATGAATCTGAAAACTATCGTAAAATAAGACGTAATAGTTCAAATCAAATTGTGTCTTATCCACTATCTGAAAAAGATATAGCAAATGGGTTAGATGAGTTTGGATTTAAAAGAATACCAGGTTCAATTGGTATGTTTAATAAAGTACAATATGAACGTACTATTCCACAACTATCAAACGAATTAATCATAACGCCTGTTGAATTTGAAAGTCAAATAATTGAACAAAACAGATTAGATGAAGCGAAGATTTATAAAGCACAAAACCAATCTTTAAGGTCAGTAAGAGGTTCAGAAGAAGAAGAACCTAAAGATGAATTTAGTGCAAGATATGAATTAACACCAAACGCACCTTCTTACAGATATATAAACACATCTGAAATTTCAAATAGCCAAAGAGATTTTGGTAATACTCACTTTGGTGGTATAAGTTATCATAACGATGGCGTTAGAAGTGCAACCGATGGTTATATTACATTTAAAGGACATAAAGAACTTGCTTGGGATAAAAAAATGTTCGGACCCGACTTAGACCAATATGGGTATAGAGTTACTGAAGAATTAAAAGCTTCAGGAAGAGACCTTTTCATTAGAGCAGTAGTTAGTTTTAGAATAGGGCATAGTGGTGGTTCACCTGTAGGAGCATATGCAGCTATTATGAGAAAGAGAGCTGGAAGAACTAATGAAGAAAATAGAAAGCGTGTAAAAACAGAGGGTAGCACAGTACTTGGTTCAGACCAACCATTTTATCCTATGCATGTTTTAGAGTTAACAATTCCTAATTCGGCATTACAAATAAATGATTTGTATCAAATAACATCTAACTTTGGTTCGGCTAATGATGGTGTTTACATTATGGGTGATAAGTGTGTATTTGAGGTTAATTGTCCATTACCTTCAGACCCAGTAATATTCTACCCAGCAAATAATAACTCAGGTACTAATTCCTTTGTTGGTGGTGTACAAGGTGTTGTTAATGATGTAGCGCGAGATGCTGCAGAAACATCGGATAGTTAAAGGTAATTATGGCAATAAATAGATTTCAAAATAAAGATATTTTAACTACCTCAAAGGTTCCTGTAGATAGTGCGCAAGTATATTCCTTAGAAGATGTTAACAACTTAATAAACGATGGGGCAACTTTTACAAAAGTAAATCTACAACCATCTGATTATGATACATTCTGTAAAACAGAAGCACACATGTACTCAGCTGATAAATTAGTTGAATCGTTGACTGGTATGATTCAATATGAATTAAATCAAGGTGATGACCCGCTTGAAACAAATATATTGTTAAGACCTGAAATGCAAATCAGAAGTACCGCATTGGATACAGGTTATTATAGTATTGTTTACAATTTTACAAAACCTCTTACAAGTCATATGAGGGTTATAAATACTAATTCAGATAATACAGAATTAGAATTAGAGTTTGTAAATCCTAATCATAATTTAACTCAACTAAAAACTTTTATTGATAACCCAGTCGCTGACCCTAATAATGGACAAAATTTTTTACAACCAAATTTAGTTTTAAATTTTGGTGGTAATGAACTTGCAGTAGTTACGGCTGTAAGTTTTGAAAACAATCCAAGAATAGGAATACAGACAGGAAGTATCCCATTTCCAACAGATACACATTCAGAGTTACCAACATTCTTTGCACCATCAGAACAAGAAGCAGAAAATAATTTTTGGATAGAATTTTATAATGCTCCCCAACAAAATGATTTTGACCCACCTGCAACCATTCACAAAACAACTGGTAGATTTGCAAAAGCTGAAATAACATTCGATGAAAACGGAAATCCTCGCTATGAGTTAATAAAAATTGAGGGAACTGAAGATGTAGATTACTACTACGATGATGATTACGATGGTAGACCGGAAGAGAAAGTATATCCAATATCAATTCCAAAAGAGTCTCAATATTTTAGTGGACCGCCCAGAGCGGGTACGACTTGGTCTAGCATACCACGTTCTGCTAAAATTAGATATTATGACCCAAACTATGATTCAACACAACTTAAAACTGTAGTTGTAAAGTTATATAAACCATTAGAAGATGGGTTATCAGGGAAACAAATAATGATTGAAGAAGTAATAAGAGATTCTTACATCGAAAGAATATTACTTTACAATATTGAAAAACCTGAAGAGCAGGCAAACTTTTCACCACCTAACTTTAAAATCGATATGGGTAACTATGGAAAATCCCAAGGTACTGATTTAAAAAGTTGGAATGATTTATTAGATACAAACTTATCAACATCACAACAAATTATTGATAAGTATATTAGTGGTTCATTTGGTGGTGTAAAATTAAATTTAGATTTCACATCTTTT